AAACCTGTAACCTTCTGATCCGTAGGCGTAATTTCGGGGTTTTTGCTATTTTTTGGTAATTTCTTGTTTGTTTTATAAATAGCTGTATTTCAGTGGCAAATATAGCTATTTTGTTTCACTCTGTTTTTGTTTGGTTTGATTAAATACGTATATTTGTGTCGAAATTGTGTGTCTAAAAAATGAATTTACCCACAAAATGAACTATTCAAAAGACGGAATAACGGTTGCGCCCGTAATAGATACGAGCCACCCGAAAAAGAGCGGGAAATGCCCTGTAAAAATTCGCGTAACCTACCGCCGGGATCGCCGCTATTATCCTACGGGCAAAGACCTGACCCCGGAAGAGTGGGAGATGCTTGGAGCGACAAAGGCGCGTGCCCTTGTAGCGGTCCGGAAAGACATAGAGAGCAGCTACCAGATAGTGCGAGCAGCCGTTGAGGATTTAGCGGGTAACGGCGGGTTTTCGCTGGATGCCCTCAACGATCGACTGAAGGGGGCAGCGTCCAATACGGTAAACGCGATGTTCCGGGCCAAAATCGCCGAGCTGGAAAAGGCCGGGCGCGTTGGCAGTATGCTCGTTTATGACAATGTGCTGAAAGGGCTGGAGCGGTTTGCCGGGGAGCGCATACAGTTTGACGCCGTTACCGTATCGTGGCTGAAACGATATGCGGAGTTTCTGACCAAAGAGGGGAAGGTGCAGACAACTATATCGATACACTTGCGCCACCTGCGGGCGGTGCTGAACGATGCCCGACGTCTGGGTATCGTCAAGGAAACGCAATACCCGTTCGGACGGGGCCGGTATGAAATACAGGAAGGCGAGGGGCGCAAGCTGGCTCTGACGCTGGAGCAGATCGGGCGGATCGCCCGCTATGAGGACGGGAGCGAAGCGACGGCCAAATACCGGGATTATTGGCTGTTTCTCTACTTGTGTAACGGGATCAACGTCGCCGATTTCGTGAAATTGCGGTACCGTGATATTGTGGACGGTGAGATCTGTTTCGTGCGTCAAAAGACCGAGCACACGACCAAGACCCGCAAGGAAATCCGGGTAGTGGTCGTTCCCCAAATGCAGGCTATTATCGACCGCTGGGGCAATCCCCTGGGGCGTAATAACTTTATATTTCCGGTTCTCGACGGGACGGAGGACGCGATGCACCAGAAGTTGAAAACGATGTATTTGACCCGTGCGATCAACAAGCGGATGCAGGAAGTAGGGGAGCAGCTCGGAATAGGGAACATATCGACCTATACGGCGCGTCATTCGTTCGCTACGGTGTTGAAGCGTGCCGGGGCGAATATCGCCTATATATCGGAAAGCCTCGGCCACCAAGACCTCAAAACGACCGAGAATTATTTGGCCAGCTTCGAACGGGAAGAAAGGGAGAAAAACGCGGCTATTTTGATTCCTGACGGCTGGAAATAACCGCCTGTAAACAGCCGTATTTTTCGCGGGTTCAATTGTTTGCCTTACGATTTTATAAACGGAGATTAAAAAATATTCTCCGTTTATTTTTTTTATTTATTTTTTGTAATGTAAAATACTTTTACACAGCAAATTGATAATTTGTAACGACTTGCGGGAAATAATGTTAAAAAAGTGAAATTTCCCTTTGAATATTACCGAGGTAAAGCGATTTTTGCAGCAAATAAAAGCAAATAATTTTATCGTATTATATTATGGAGACAAACTTGGTAGTAGTTGAACAGGAGACCCTGAAAGACTTGATTTCGGATGCAGTATTTGCCGCAATGCAGGATTACAAAAGACGTGAGAAAGCCACAGAGAGTATCGCGGATGCTTCGGAGTTGCCCGATGCGATGACCGCCGAAGAAACTCTGCCATTCCTGGCTTCGCTGGGTTATCGGACGACTATGCGCAGTTTGTATATTCTTACCCATAGACACGAAATTCCCTATGCTAAATTCGGCCCCCGTCGTTTGGTGTTCTCCCGGAAGGAGCTGCGTAAATGGGCGGCGCAGCAGATAAACAGGCCCCGGAACCGGGATGCGGAAGCCGCTCAACGTATTGCAGAAAGTGCTAACCGTAAATAATCTTATCGGGTATGGTACAGAATCAAAACGCCCCCGGCACTCGAAGCGAGCACGCAGGGGCAAAAACTAATACCATAGGGGCTAATGACACTACAAATGTAAGGTTTACCTCTGTATTTTCCTATCACCAGCAAAGAATTTACAACTTACTTTCGGACGGTATTCCCCGTTCGGCGGCCGATATTACTATTTTGTTGAGGCTATCCGATCCCCGCAGCGTAATCCGCGATTTGCGGCATAAGGGCGTACCGATTGCCGATGAATGGTGCGAGGGCGTACACGGGGGCCGGTTCAAACGGTATTTTATACGGAAAGGAGGGGTGCAATGAGTAAGAACCAGTCCGACGGCGATATTCGCAAGTCATTTGCTTTCTATTGGAGTTTTAAGGATGCCATCCGAGAGATGTCGAATAGTGACAAACTAACTATATATGAAGCTATTACGGATTTTGCATTTTTTGGAGTAGAACCTTCGGATATAACTCCGGTAGGGCGTCTCGCGTGGAAGCTAATCCGGCCTCAACTCGAAGCGTCGATCAGGCGTTATGATGCTTGCGTGTTGAATGGCGACAAGGGCAAAGAGTTCGGGAGATTGGGAGGGCGTCCTCGTAAAACCCCAGACGATAACCCCAAAGAAAAACCCCAGACGGAAACCCCAGCGCATAACCCCTTAAATCATAATCATAATGTAAATGTAAATGATAATGACAATGAGAAGATAAAAAAGAAACTCTCTAACGAGAGTAAAGAAAGTGCGGACAAGCCGCACAAAGTCGCAAGCAAACGCACGGCGTTTGTTGCTCCGTCGCTCGAAGAGCTACGTGTGTTTGTTTCCGAACAAAAACTGACGAACGTAAATCCCGATGAGTTTATCGACTACTACACGGCTAACGGATGGCGGGCAGGTAGAAACCCGATGAAGGACTGGAAAGCTGCCGCGCGTAATTGGAACCGCCGCAACCCCGGATTTAATAACCCTAAACCCACACAGCAAAATGAAAAAAAACGAATATACAAAGACCTGTAACTATCCGGCGGACGCCTTGAGGATCCCGGAATCGCCCGAACTCGAACGGGCCGTATTGGGTGCGCTGCTGCTCGAACCGCAATACGTCGCCGATGTGCGGGGTATTCTCACCTCAACGGCATTCTATGATCCCCAAAATGCGAGGATTTACGATGTTATTTGCAAACTCGATGACCGGGGAATAAATACAGACCTGGTTACAGTTACGCCGGAAGCGAGAAAGGCGGGTATTTCCCCGGATTATCTTGCCGATCTTACGGCGGCCGTCGGATCGGGTACCGAGGTACTGAACCACGCCCGGAGATTGGTAGAGTTTGATATGCGGCGCCGGTTGTTCTTCTTTGGGGAGGAACTTAAAGCCAAAGCCCAGACCGACCCTAATGCGTTGGATTGGGCGATGTCGGGTATTGAACGGATCGCAGGCGATGCCGCCCGGATCGCTTCGGCCCGAAGTATCGGCGATGTGATGCGTGACACACTGGCCGACCTGGAACGCCGCCAGCAGGCCCACCAGCGGGGCGAATGCGTGGGAATATCTACCGGCTTGCCCTGTATGGACCGTATTACGGGCGGTTGGCGGGGCGGTCAGCTGGTTATCCTTGCCGCACGTCCGGCGATGGGTAAAACGGCCGTTGCGCTTCATTTCGCACAAGCCGCAGCCGGGGCCGATGTTCCGGTATGTATCTTTTCGCTGGAGATGCCCGCTACGCAGCTCGGCGGCCGTATACTGGTGGGTGCTTCGGGGGTAGATGCGAGGGCGTTCCGGTCTGGTGCGGTAAGTACCGAGGATTGGCAGCGCATAGAACCGGGTGCGGCCCGGTTGAGCGAGTTGCCCGTGACGATAATCGATACCCCCTCTATTTCGATGCCCGCTATCCGGGCGCAGTGCCGGGCATTGCAACGGCAGGGGCGGTGCGGTATGGTCGTTATCGACTATTTGCAGCTGACGGCCCCCGATTCCGACAAACGCAACAACCGCGAGCGGGAAGTAGCCGAGATGAGCCGGGCGGCCAAAGTGCTGGCAAAGGAACTCGACGTGCCGGTCATTTTGTTGTCCCAGCTTTCCCGCAAGGTTGAAGAGCGAGCCGATAAGACACCGATACTTGCAGACCTTCGGGAATCGGGAGCGATCGAACAGGATGCCGATATGGTGATTTTTATCGACCGCCCGGCCATACGTGAGGAGGAAATGATAGACACCACCAAATACGGGAAAATTCCGTCCGAGGGCGTGGGGGTATTCTATATTGCCAAGAACCGGGAGGGAGCGACCGGCAGTACATATTTCCGCCACAACGAAAGCCTGACCCGGATAACGGACTACGATACGACACCCTCAACTTCGACCGACGGACAAAATGGCCCGTTCTGAAAATAGCCGATTTTACGGCTTTTTCCTGCCAGGTGGATCAACTATACCAAAACGCAAAGAAAATCGAAATTTCATAAACACTCCATGAAAAAAACAGACATTTTACCCGCCTTTGCGGGATGAGTTTACGAAGTTCGGCGATAAGTTTGTGAAAATCGCCCATAACGAGGCAAACGGGATGTACTGTTACAAGCGCACCACATCCGACGCCCTGACCTATTACGAAGTGTTCAAGGCACCCGAAGCCAAAGACCGGGACGGAAACAAATACGAACGCTATCCGAGTTCTTCAGATTTCGGTTTCGGTGTGGCCCTTTGTATTCGGGGTGATGAGAAGCACACCGCCGACAAAATAGCGTTCTATATGGCTAACGGATTCGCCGTCGGGCGTTACCGCGTCGCGGGGTAAATGTAACTTGCGGGCGTCGGTAAATCGAACGCCCTATGCCTTTGCCCCCGTATCTTGCGCCACAATGGACACCGGAAGAAATCGCCCGGCTCGGTGAGCTGTACCCCGATCACAGTAACGAGGAGATAGCCGCAATAATGGGCCGCACCCCGGCAAGCGTCAAAGTGCGGGCAGTCTGGAACGGGTTCCGCAAATCACCGGCTTACAAGTACAGGGTCAAATCAGGACCCCGGCCCCGCAAGCAGGTCGGATGTATTCCGAACCCCTTGCCGGTTATTGAACGGTTATTAAGAAAACACGGTTACAAATAGCAAACAAAGGACGGACGGAGTTACCCCGCCCGTCTTTCGTTTTTACTGTTTTACTGTCAGAAAGCCAAAGCCCCGGAAAAACCCGATTTTTTACCCCCGCGCGCAAATCGCGATCCCGTTTCCTGAAAACGTTTTCCAAAAATTGCCAAAAAATGCCGGTCCGAAAATATAGCGAACATTAGATACGGCCGAGGGGGTGGGGGCTGTTTACCCCGGAATTGCCCTGTTATCTGCCTCTGATGCGTTATCTGCTGTTGGGTAGTATAATCTATCCACTCAAATAAATAAGCGGCCAAATAGCCGCCTTTGTGTGCGTCGCCGGTTCGATGTGCAGCAACCCCAAAATATAACACTTGATTTGTCCCTATCATTTAATGTAGCATTATTAAGAGCATTAAAAAACTACTACATTTCAATACATTATTGAGAAGTAGTATATAAGGATATTTTAATGTAGCCTATAAGCATTATAAATATTACTTATAGAAGCATTACAAGCATTATATAATACATTAAATACTACATTAAATAAAGTTCTCGGATGTATTAAAGTGTTTGTTTATATGAATACACATATATCACTGTATTTCAATGTGATATATGTATTTGTATTTGATTGCTTTCGGGTGCTTGTGTACGGGTGATGCCGTTTTGGATGGGGTGGATAGTAACAACCCCACAGCCTCAACGACCGGAGCCGGGCAAAGTGCCTGCAATCCCCTTTTTTGATTTTACGGTTTTTCTTCGTGCGGCTGATACTTTCTATGTCCGGCGGGAGAAACGCCGTCAAATGCAAAGCCAATATGAAATACGGGCATTTATCATCGAAGGGTGCAGCGGGTTATTTTTTGCCGTCGGTGCGTTTGAACCCTATCGGCTGGCCGACCTTGCGGGCCTGCGGCACCTTGATCGATAGCGCCGCGATAGCCTGATAAATGTTGTCAAGCTCTTTGCGCATATCTTCCGAAAGATCGTTTACCGCTTTGGCATTGTCTTCGTCAGCACGTTCCAACAATGCCAGCTTTGCCCGTATTTCGGACAGTTCCGCCGTTATCTGCGTCGTCGTGGTAATGTAGTTCCGCATCGCCACGAAAGCCCGCATAATGGCTATATTTGCATTTATTGCAATGTCGCTATTGAGCAAGCCGGAAAGCATTGCTACCCCTTGCTCGGTAAAGGCATACGGCATTTTGCGAATACCACCCCAACCTGATGTCACAATTTGTGATTTCAAGTTTGCAAATTCCTGATTTGTAAGCTGGAACATAAAATCGGGCGGGAACCGTTTACTATTCCGTTTTACAGCCTGATTGAGGGCACTTGTTGTCACTTGGTACAACTCCGCCAAATCCCTATCCAGCATCACCCGCTGGCCCCGTATCTCGTAAATCTTACTTTGGATAGGTTGCAGTTCCATAACAGTACAATATTATTTCTTGAGAGCCTTTTTAGCATTCAACGGGCTAACAACTTTTTGGCCGGTCTGGGCCTCAAGTTCTTTCCGAGCAGCACCGGCAACCTTGCCGCCCCGGTGTGCAATTTGCTTGCTATGCTCAAATGTTTCGGGCTCTTCCTTTTGTGAAATCTCGGTTGTTGAGGCTTCTGCAAGCATATTTAGTACTAATTCGAGGTTAGTCATGTTATCCCGCAGGCTCTCGGTTTTAAGCCCTTTATATTGCTTGTACTGCTTTGTTGATAGACCAGACCAACCCTGTGTAATGACATCGGTAAGGATCGCGTATTGCCGACCTTTTTGTATTCCGCGGCGTTCCCATTCATCGGTAAGCTCTTTGCGTACCTCGATGGATTTAAGCCTTTGATTTATCCAGTTGGCCGAATAGCCTTTGCTGTGGTAATACTCCATTAGGCGCTCAATACCTTGCTCTGGATCATCGATTTCTTCCAGCCGTTCCCGGCCTAATTGCGCTAACCATTGTTTGAACGGTTCCGCCTTTGGTGATGGGATGGATTGTATCAGCCGGAATAGTTGTTCGACATCGGCCACATCGGTGTTGTAGCTTTTCCCGTCCGAGGACTTCATTTTGAGTTGTACGATATTTTCGTACAACTGACTTCCCTCGGCCTGTAGCTTGCGTTTGAGGTCGCTCCAGTATCGGCGGGGGTTTGCGCTATCTGTTAATACCTCGATAACGTCAATAATGGAGATATACCACTTTTTGGCCTCGGAATCCCACACGGAACGTACCTGCCTATCCTCAAATAGTTTTATCGCATCTTTCTGTGTCATAACCTTACCCCCTTTCCTTGACTTCCAGCACCGTCCCGCATTTCGGGCAGGTGATCGTGTTCGATGGCTGCGGGGCGAAAAAATCCCCCACGCTGCAACCAATAGCAGCGGCAATACGTTCGAGCACCTGTACCGAGGGGTTCCCGTTGATGTGATTACTTAACCCTTCGCGCGTGATGCCCATTCTTTCGGCTACCTCCTTAACGGTTAGTCCGTTAGCCTTGATTACTTTTTTAATATCCATAATGTAACGGTATAAGTTCACGCTACAAATGTAATCAAATTCCCCGAACGTAATGCGATAGCTATAACAAAAATATATTTCGTGAAGCAAAAAGTTTACAAAATATTTGTAAGTGTGAATTTATTGCATTACATTTGTGTCAGAAATAAGAACCAATAGCATTACAAACAATGACACCGACTGCTTACAATCAATTCGCAAAGGAGATCGCCAACTACATCAACTACCACTGTGACGGAGTGGATGAGGGCTTCGAAATCGAGTACGAGGGATTCACGGCTTTTGTGAGCTACAAGGCCGAAATCAGAGAGGATGCCGGGGACTACTGGACGGCTCCGAGCTGGACAATAGAGAAAGAGAGTACGACGGTAGCGGCCGTATGGGATGAACAAGGGAACGAATACCCGGAAATTGCAGAGGCTTTGCAAGTGCTGTTAAACTAACGAAGGGAACCGGGGCGGCCTCAACCACCGCCCCGACCCGAAACAAGGAAGAACGAACAACCAAAAACCAATACAGACAATGAAAAGAAACGATTTGCAAACGATTATGCGCCGGGCGTGGACGATTGCCCGGGCAACGGGCAAGGCCTTCAATATCTGCCTTGTCAAGGCTTGGAGCCTTTACCGCCTGACGCAGCGTATGCGGGCGGGTGTCGTTCGGTTCGCCTATGAGAAAGCCGACGGGACATTACGCAGGGCGGCGGGTACGTTGCACGAAGTGGCGGCCACGATCAAGGGCACCGGCCGACCGGATGACGGGTGCACGGTCAAGTATTACGACGTCGAGGCCGGCGGCTGGCGCTCGTTCAAGGTAGAGAATTTCGTAACGGTTTACTAACATAATGCACTGAAACAATGAAAGACGAAACAACAATCACGCTCCCCGTATCCAACCGGGCGGGGATCGTAACCGTCGAGGACCTGTTAGCGGAGATCGGGCGGCGGTTCAATACGGAGAAAGATTTGAAAAATGCGGCTTTCGCTTTTTTGGTCGATCGGGGGCTGTATCTGGAGTTCCATAACTGTTTGCACGATCCAACGATCAACAAAGGGACGACAATAGACGAACGTGTTAAAATGGGAGAAAAACTTTATAAGCAATGACAGTAGAGGATTTGAAAGGGGTGAAGCTCTCACAGGTGACCGCCGGATATTTGGGCATATATATCGTATTGGTAGAATTGCACGAGATGGCCGACAGATTTACCAGTATGGAATACGGCAGGGAGGCCGACGATATAAACGAGGATTTCTATAGATCCCTGATGAAAGCGCAGGATGAAATAATGAAATTATGTAATCAGTCGATAACAGGCAAGTTGCAGCTATTAAGAAACCATACGGAAATATGATGCTTTACGAGCTTTCGGCGGACGGCCAAACGGTGGGAGTGTTTCCCACCGAGGCCGCAGCCCGGCACAATGCCGCGTATATGCCGGGCGGGTGCTACACTATCCGCGAATGGACCAAAGACGGCGAATTTTGGACGTTTGACCCCTCAACCAACAAATACTATGACCTCAAGAAATGACACGCAAATAAAGGAAGCAAGGGCGCAATACGACCGGGCACGGGTACGGGTGCAGGAAGCACGGAGGCCCGGCGAACGCCGATACTGGAGCAACAAACAGAAAGAGGCGGAACGCCGGATATTGTCCGAATTGCGGGCGCGTATTTTGCGGATCGCCCCGGATGTAACCGGCGGCAATTAGACGCAAGTTGTGTGTAAATTGTGTGTACGACCAAAAACAGACCAGCCACCTACAACGCTGTAAGTGGCTGGTTTTCAGTGTGACGCCGACAGGACTCAAACCT